TTCTGGGAACTTCAATAAAAACTGTTCTGTACTTTCTTAAATTTGTTTCCTTATGTTTCCAACCAAATATATTTCCAACAATTTCCTTTTGCCAACTGATGGGATGCCCGGATTAATAAGAACAGAGCCAAGTTTAAAAAAGAATTAATGGGAAAGGGCCGTAAAAAATTACCATCAGCATTAAAACAAATGCAGGGAACAACCGAGAAATCCCGGTTAGTTGAAAATGAAATGCAGGTTGAATTATGCGGATCATTACCTGATGCACCAAAATTATTAAGTGATATTGGCAAAGGTGAATGGCTAAAGGTAACGCAACAATTGTTTAATTTAAAAATGTTGCATGTTGTTGATTTAAGATTGGTTGAAGCGTATTGCAATGAAATAAGTTTGTACATTGAAGCGGAACAATGGTTGAGGGATAACGGCCGAGTTGATGAATTTAAAAACATTGATGGAATGGTTGTTCGTTCACAGGCAAAGCCACAACAAAAGATTGCCAAAGATGCTTTAAATTCTGCATTAAAATTGGCTACTCAATTTGGTTTAACACCGGTGGCAAGGGCATCCATTTCAGCACCAACAGTAAATAATAATACGCAAATAAATAACTTTTTTGATTAATGTTTTATTTTGATAAAGAGGCGGCATTGAGGGCAGTAAATTTTATTGAAAAATTTTGCACCCATACAAAAGGAGAGTTGGCAGGAAAACCATTTTTGTTAGAGGATTGGCAAAAGGAAATTGTTGGAAATATATTTGGTTGGAAACATAAGGAAACAAATTTAAGAAAGTACAGAACAGTTTTTATTGAAGTTCCCAGAAAGAATGGGAAAACAACATTATGTGCGGCCATTTCTCTTTACATGTTGTTTGCAGATAGTGAAAGAGGGAGTGAAGTTTATGCAGCGGCAGGAGATAGAAACCAAGCGGGAATTGTTTTTGAGATTGCAAAGGGAATGATTTTAAATTCACAGGAATTAACAAGCCGTTCCAAAGTGTTTCGCAATAGCATAACGCATGAAGCAAAGGGAAATTTTTTCCAAGCCATTTCATCTGATAGTAAAACAAAACATGGATTCAATGCCAACTGCATTATTTTTGATGAATTACACACTCAACCAAACAGGGATTTATGGGATACTTTAACAACATCAACAGGAAGTAGGAGAGAGCCGTTATCAATTGCAATTACAACAGCCGGTTATGATAAGCAATCAATATGTTTTGAGGTTTATAAATACGCAAAGCAAGTTCAAGATGGATCAGTTGTTGATGAAACATTTTATCCTGTAATATTTGAAGCGGATGAAGATGATGATATTTCATTGGAAAGCACATGGCAAAAAGCAAATCCAAATTATGGAGTTTCTTTAAGAAAGGAATACATGTTGCAAGAAAGTAAAAAGGCAATGACAATTCCAAGTTATCAAAACACCTTTAAAAGGTTATTGTTAAATATTTGGACAGATTCACAAACACAATGGATTGGCCACAATGAATGGATGGAATGCAATTCAGAATTTGATTATAATAGTTTGGAGGGAATGAAATGTTGGGGTGGTTTGGATTTAGCATCAACAAGAGATATTAGTGCATTTGTTTTAGTTTTTGAGGTGGAAAAGAAATTTATTTTTTTACCGCATTTATTTATTCCAGAAGATAATGCAAAGAAAAGAAGTGATCGGGATGGTGTTGATTATATGACATGGATAAAACAGGGGAATGTTATTGCAACACCGGGTGATGTTGCTGATTATAATTTTATAAGGGCAAAAATTAATGAGTTAAGCCGGAAGTATAAAATACAATCCATTGCTTATGATAGATGGAATGCATCAATGTTAGTTACGGAATTAATGAATGATGGGGCGAACATGACACCATTTGGACAGGGTTTTGTTTCAATGAGTGCGCCAACCAAAGAATTGGAAAAACTTATTTTATCAAAAGAAATTGTGCATGATAATAATCCGGCAATGAATTGGATGTTAAGTAATGTGGCAGTAATGGAAGATCCAGCAGGAAATATTAAGATTGCAAAAAATAAGAGTAAGGAAAAGGTGGATGGGATTGTGTCAATGGTTATGGCATTGGGTGAATTTATGGATGGTGAAGATTTGGGTAGTGTTTATGACAACAGGGATTTATTAATAATTTAAAAACAAAAAAATGGATTGTAAAATTTTGGCATTACTAACACCGGATGGATTTGATGAAAGATTTTGGGATTGTGCAGCACAAACAAAAACATACAAAGAGGCTTATGAAATGGTTGAACAGGAATATGAAAATAATTTCAGCAAACGCAAATATTCAGATTACAATTCATTCAGAAATTGCAGAGATAAAAGAATAAAAAAGGCAACCAAGTTGCACAAGAGTTAGTAATCCAATTCGTATAATTGCGCAAATTATTATAAGATTTGGGACTAATAGATACCATCAAAAACATAATTGCACCATCTAAAAAAGATGAGAGGCATGAACAAAGAACATTTGGATCAGTACCGGCAATGGGCAGTGCGGTTGCAGTCAATGAAGATAAGGCATTAACATTTACGGCAGTTTGGGCCGCAATTCGTTTGTTATGCGAAAGCGTTTCATCATTACCAATTAATGTTTATGAAATGGATAAGGATGGCAATAAGATTCTTGCAACTGCAAATCCAATTTATAATTTACTAAAATACAAGCCAAACAATTTCCAAAATAAAATTACTTTTTTTGAATTACTAATGATGGGGCTAACCGCAAAAGGTGAATCCTTTTTTTACATTGAAAGAAATCAAAGATCAATACCAACACAATTAATTCCATTAAATTTTGATGAGGTTGATGTGGTGCAAAGTAATGGATCATTATTTTATGAAACAATATATGGAACACAAGATGCTTCCAATATTTTACATTTTAAAGGAATTTCAACTGATGGTGTGAGGGGGTTAAGTCCAATCATGCAATGTAAAAATTCAATTGGTTGGGGAATGGCAGTTGAGGAATTTGGAAATACATTTTTTAAAAATGGTGCAAAATTAAGTGGAGTATTACAAACTGATAGAGCATTAAGTGAAACAGCAATTGGAAGATTAAAAAATTCATTCAATAATGTTTATGCACAATTAAGTGGATCAAATTCAACTGTTGTTTTGGAAGAAGGATTGACATTTAAACCTGTTTCAATAAGTGCAGAACAAGCACAATTTTTAGCATCCAGAACATTTAGTGTTGAGGAAGTTGCAAGAATATTCAATATTCCGCCACATATGTTGAAAGATTTAAGCAAATCAAGTTTTAATAATATTGAAATGCAATCGCAAGAATTTGTTACATATACCTTGATGCCGTACTTAGTAAAGATTGAACAGGAAATGAATTTAAAATTATTCAGAACAAACGAGTTAGGCAAGGTGTTTGTTCAATTTAATGTAAATGCATTACTTAGGGGGAATATAAAAGATAGAAGTGAATTTTACAGAACAATGATAAATATTGGTGCAATGAGCATTAATGAAGTAAGAAGCAAAGAAAATTTAAACAAGATTGAAAACGGGGATAAACATTTCATGCAGTTAAACATGACAACCATTGATAAAATTGGAAGTGATGAAGATTAATTGTTGGGATAAAAAATATGAAAAAATAGTTATGGAAAAAAGATTGTTTAAAATGGAAACGAGAATGGATGAGGTAGAAAACGGCTTAAAGGTTGTTGGACATGCATCTGTTTATAATAGACTAAGTGAAAATTTGGGAGGGTTTAAAGAAATAATTGCACCCGGGGCATTTGATGATGTATTGGGTGATGATGTTAGGGCTTTAATAAACCATGATTCAAATTTAATATTAGCAAGAACAACAAGTGGAACATTGGAATTAAGCACAGATGAAACTGGTTTAAAATATGAATTCACAATCCCGGAAACTTCTTATGGAAAAGATTTAGCGGTTTCTATGGAAAGGGGTGACATTTCACAAAGTTCATTTGCATTTACTGTTGATGATGATACTTGGGAAACTGTTAATGGTGAAGATGTGCGTACAATTACAAAGGTGAAAAGGTTGTATGATGTTTCACCAGTTACTTATCCCGCATATCCGGATGCAAATGATTTGGTTATTGCACAAAGAAGTTTATCAATATATAAAGAAAAACAAGAACGAAAACAAGAGGAAAACGATTTAGTAATGCGTTCAAAATTAGCATTGCAAATTGAGTTGAAAAAAAGAAAATAAATTAATAAAAAAAAGAAAGCAAAATGAAAAATTCAAAAGAATTGAAGGAAATGCGTTCAGATATTATTTCATCTTTAGAAAGCATCAATGATGTTGCAACTACTGAGGAAAGAGATCTAACGAAAGAAGAAAACAACCAAGTTGATGGTTTTTTAACTGAAGTTGATAATTTAGATGCTAAAATTGTAAGAGCAGAAAAAATGGAAAAATCTTTAAGAGATGCGGCAAAGGTAACAGGAGTTGTTGTTGAGTCAAAGAAAGACAAAGATGTTGAAACATTTACATTCCAAGAAGCAATGCGCCAAGCATACACAGGAAACTTAAGTGGTATTGTTAAGGAAATGGATCAAGAAGCAAGAAATGAAGCAAGATACACAGGGCAAAACTTCAAAGGAATTGCAATCCCATCTATGATTTTAACAAGAGCAGCAGTTGGAACGGCAGCAGTTAATGCTACGCAAACTATGAGTTTCACGGATCAACTTGAGGCAAATTTAGTTCTTGCTTCAGCAGGGGCAAATTTTTATAGTGGAATCAATAACATGAAATTCCCAGTTGTTTCTGGTGTAAATTCTTACTTTGTTCCAGAAGCGGGTGGTACTGCGGGAGCAGCAAACGGTACAGCTTCAGCAATTACTTTAACACCAAAGAAACTTATTTCTGTTGTTAATGTATCAAATGAATCATTAATCCAAAATCCATCTTTAGAGGCTGCATTGCAAAGAAACATGGCACAAAATATTGCTTCAACTTTAGAGGGGGCTTTATTAAATACTTCTGATTTAACAAATGCACCGGCATCTATTTTTGCTGATGCTGCATCAGGGCCAACTACCGTTACTGCATCTGATTGGTTAGATATGGAGGCGACAGTTCTTGAGGCAGGTGTTCAATTAGAGGGTGCAAGAATGGCATACTTAATGGACACTGATGCTTACAAAACTGTTAAAGGTTTAGCACAAGTTGCTTCAGTTTCTCCAATATGGGATAATGCTGATAAGAGATTAAATGGATACTTCGGTTTTGTTTCAGGAAATGTTGCATCTTCAGGAACAGCATCTAAGGCACATGCTTTATTTGGTGATTTCTCTAAGGTACACATTGCACAATTCGGTGGTTTAGATATTTTGTTTGATCCTTACACAGGAGGGGCAACAGGTGAGCCAAGAATGATTGTAACATCTTTAGTTGATGGTGATGCAGCACAAAATGGTGCGGCATTCGTTAATTTGATTGAAGCATAATTAAATAATAATTGATTGAAAGGGGTGGTTTTAAACGGCCATCCCTTTTTTTAAAAAGTAAAAAATGAGATCATATAAAGTTATTACAGCAAACCCTACTCTTTTAATAGAATTAACTGAGGTGAAAAGTCATTTAAAAGTGGATGTTGATGCTGATGATTCATTAATTACAAATCTAACTAAAGCCGCAACAAGTAGTTGCCAAGAGTACACAAACAGATTTTTTTTATCAACCGAATTGAAACAATATTCAAATAGTTGGGATGGCATTTCTGAATTATTCAAAAGTCCGGTTTCTTCAATTACTGCAATAAAATATTATGATAATCTAAATAATCAGAGAACATTAGATGCTTCAATATATAGTTTAAATTCAACAATTATGCCATCAAGAATTGAAACAAAGGTTGATCAAAGTTTTCCAACTTTAACAGAAAGATGGGATGCCGTTGAAGTAAATTATCATGTTGGAGTAGGTGATGCGAGTGATGTTGATCAAGGTATAAAACAGGCGGTATTACTTACAATTGGACATTGGTATGCCAATCGTGAAACAGTTGTTGTTGGTAGAATAGCAACAGAAATTCCAATGGCTTCAAAATATTTATTAGATCAATACAAAATACAAGTAATTAGATAATGGAAATCGGCCAATTAGATAGAAGAATTTCGTTGGAACGGCCATCATTGGTTGCTAATTCATATGGTGAGGAAACAATTACTTGGGCTTCTTATCTTACAGTTTGGGCGCATTTAGATTGGAAAGGTGGAATGGAAAGGGAGGAATCTGATAAATTAACGGCAACAACAAAGGTAGTTTTTACAGTTAGAAATTTGGGAAATGATGTGGATGAAACTTATAGGGTTTTATACAAATCAAAATATTATTACATACAAGCAATAAATGAGATTGATGGGCGTGAAATGTTTCTGGAATTATTAACTGAAGAAAAAGATTAATGGCGGCAGGAGTAAAAGTTGAAGTTGATAAAAACAATTTGAGAGATATTGATTTAATGTTTCAGCAACTACCAAAGCAAGTTGATAAAAATAAAGTTTTGGTAAAATTTTGGCGTGAAAATTCAAAACCATTAATTAATGCAGCAAAGAAAAATGCTCAAAATTTAGGAGCAAGTGGTAGATTGGCAAAAAGTGTTGGATTTTTTACAACTAAAGCAAGTAGAAAATACAATGGGGGTTATGTAGGGCCAAAAGTAAAAGGAGCATTTAAGAGTAAAGAAAAAAGTGGGTTTTATGGTGCGTGGGTTGAATATGGTGGGAGTGTTAAGTTTGGAGGAAAAGGATTAGGAAAGGATCAACCATGGATGTCAGATGCATGGAGTTCAGCACACAAACAAGTTTTAGCCAAAGGAATGGTAAGTGGGGAAAAGATTTTTACAAGGGCTTTAAAAATACATGAAAGAAGATTAAAAAAATACGGAACATTAGGTTATTAAAATGAAAAGTGGATTAGCAATATTTAATATTTTAAGTGGTGATGCTGATGTTTCAGCATTAGTTGGAACAAGAATATTCCCAAATGTTGCCAAAAATAAAACGCAATTTCCTTTTATCATTTATGATGTAAATGGTGAAACACCTAATGATGACAAAGATGGGGTTTCAAGTTTAGATGTTGATAGTGTAATGGTTTCATGTTATTCAAAAACATATGCAGAAGCATCAGATTTGGCCAGAAAAATGAGAACGGCATTGGATAGAATAAGCGGCACATATGGGGGTGTTGTAATTCAATCCATTAAATATAATGGATATAATGATTTATTTGATGATGATAGTGGAGATGGGGGAATTTATCGTAAAGCATTAGATTTTGATATTAGAATTGTAAACACAAATGTTGAACAACCATTTTTAAACATTTTCAGTTTAGATTTTGATGGTGTAGATGATTTTTTAAATTGTGGAAATTCTTTAACAATCAAACCATCTAATGAAATTACAATTTCGGCATGGGTAAAACCAAACGCATGGGATTGGCAAAATCCGGGAGGCGCATTGGCTCATAATGAATACATTGTCGGAAATGTTGCGGTTGGTGGTTGGGGAATATATTTAGATTTTGCAGGTACAGAAGCAAATCCAACAACAACAATTAATTTTATTGTAAGGGTAAACGATACGGGATCAGGAAGTTCAGGATATATTACGGCAACAATTGATTCATCAACTGTTAGAAATTTTGTTGGTTGGAAAAATATCATTGCAACTTTTGATGGGAACAATGCAAAACTTTATTATGATGGCGGTGATAATGTTGTAAGTGCAAGTAGTGGTACGGGTGCAAATATTGAATATTCCACAATTCCACAATTTGCAAATGTTGATGTTATTATTGGTGCAGATTCGCAATCCAATACTTCTGGAGTTAGTGGGGAATCAACCGCACATAATTATTATTATGGAAATATTGATGAGGTTGCAATTTTTGATTCAGCAATTACAAGTGCAGAGGTTGATGGAATTTATAATAATGGAATCCCAACAAATTTATTAGTAAATAATAATGGGTATGTAAGCAAAGCAGATTTGCAGGGATATTGGAGAAATGGGGATGGTGATATTTATCCAACAATTACAGATGATTCAACAAATACAAATAATGGAACAATGAAAAATATGAGTTCAATTGATATAGTAAAAGAAGTGCCATAATGGAAACAATAAAATATACATATGTTATTGTACCAATTGCAAACATTGATTTAATTAATTTTTCACAAGTTATTGAAGAAAAGGAAAGTTTAAGAATTAACAATGATTCAACATTTTTTATTGTAAAATTTTTGGGTGATACACCAATTGATTTATTAAAGTATAATAAATATAATGGTGAAGATTTAAAATTAATAATCAACAACCAAGAAAATGGTTGGATAAATACTGAAATATGAGATATGAATTAATAAAAGATTGGCCATCTAAAAGACATGGTAAAACAATCAAAAGTGGAACATTTGTGATTATCACAAGAGAAAGCGAATTAGAACAATTAATTGAATTGGAATGCATTGCAAAACCAAAAGAAGTTAAGAAGAAAAAAGAAAAGAAAGTAAAAAAGGAAAATAATTAATAATAATAAAAGAAAAATAAAATGGCAATATTAAATGGAACAGATGTAAAAGTCTATGATGGAAGTGGTTTGTTGGTGGCATACGCACAAAACGGATCAATAAACATTAATCACTCAACAAGAGAAATCACTAATAAAGAATCGGCAGGTTGGAAAGAAACTTTGGAGGGTTTAAGAGATTGGAGTATTGATGTTGATGGTGCATATGCATGGACAGATGCGGCAGGAGCAGTTTTAGCAAATGGTTTTGAGGATGTGATTAATTCTTACATTTTAACAAGAGCAACATTAACAGTTAAATTTGGAACAACTGCAACAGGAACAGGGGATGTTGTTTATACTGGAACGGCATGGGTTACTTCAGGTAGTTTATCGGCAGGAACAGAAGACACTGCAACATACTCTTTATCTTTAGAGGGAACAGGCGCATTAACGCAAACTGTATCGTAAATATTTTTTGGCGAGTGGGGGATGATCTTGTTTGTATGTTTCATCCTCCACAAACCAATTTAAAACAAACAAGAAAATGAAATATACAATTGTTGAAATAGCAGAAAAAAAATATCCAATTAAATTTGGTTTCAATGCTTTAAGAAAGTATGGAATAAAAACAAATACATCATTGGCTGATTTGGATAAGTTGGGCCAAGATATGAAATTGAATGATGCATTAACTTTAATCCTTTGTGGTTTGGAAGATGGATACAGAGCAGCAAAACAAAATTGTGAATTAGACATTGAAACATTATCAGATTTAGTTGATGAGGATTTTGATGCAATTGAAAAATGCATGAGTGTTTTGGCAGAACAAATGGGTGGAAATACTAAAAAGCAGGGAAAGGGCAAGGCCAACAAGGCAAAGAGTTAAGTTGGCAAGATTTAGAAAGAATTGCATTTGGGCATATGGACATGGATGTTGATGTTTTTTATGATATGTTACCCAAACATTTTTGGCTTAAAATGGATGGATTTAATGATTTGGAAAATTTAAGGCAAAGGCAAGAGTGGGAAAGATGCAGATGGCAAACGGCTTATTTGTTAATGCCGCACACAGGAAAAGGAAAATCTTTATCCCCAACAGATTTAATTAAATTTGAATGGGATAAAACGAGCAAAGAAGTAGATTTTGAGGAATTAAAAGCAAGGGCAGAATATATTAAAAAATTAGAAGAAAATGGCAAATAAATCGGTTGGTTACTTAACATTTAATTTTGGTGCAAACATGGGTGGCTTTAATAAGGCCATGAAAAAAGCACAAAGGAAAGTTAAGAGATTTGGAAAATCCATGAAACAAGTGGGTAGTTCAATGACAACAAATTTGACAATGCCAATTGTCGGTTTAGGTGCAGTTGCAATTAAAACTTTTGCCGATTTTGAACAGGCAATGCTTAAGGTTAAAGCCGTAAGTGGGGCAACAGGTGCAGAATTTAAATCCTTACAAGATAACGCAAAAAGGTTGGGAAGTTCAACAATGTTTACTGCATCACAAGTTGCAGAGCTTCAATTGGAATTATCCAAGTTAGGTTTAACACCGGAAGAAATAAACAAATCAACTGATTCAATATTAAGTTTAGCACAAGCAACAGGACATGATTTAGCAGATAGTGCAACAATCGTTGCATCTACAATGAATAGTTTTGGAATGGAAGCAAGTGAGGCAACAAAAGTTGCTGATATGTTTGCCGTTGCAAGTTCAAGTGCAGCCATTGATATGGAAAAATTAAGCGTTGCAATGCCGACAGTAGGAGCAACTGCAAATGCCGTTGGTGTTCCATTGGAGGATTTGACATCAATGATGATGACATTGGCAGATAGTGGAATGGAAGCATCCACAATGGGAACGCATTTAAGAAAAATATTTGTTGAATTAGCAACTAAAGGCATCAGTTTTGAGGATGCAATGAGTAAAATTAACAATTCAACTGATAAGGTAACAACAGCAACTGATTTATTTGGAAAACGAGCATTTGGGGCAGGTTTAATTTTAGCGGGAAACATACAAAAAACAGAAGATTATTCCAAAGCATTAGATGAATCGGCAGGGAAATCACAGGAGATGGCCGACATTATGGATAGTGGGGCAGCCGGTGCAATGAGGCGTTTGGCATCACAAGCAGAGGGTGTTGCAATTCAATTGGGTGAAATGCTTATCCCTGTTTTTGAGAAACTAATGGGATTTATTCAAAAATCACTAACATGGTGGAGTGGATTGGATAGTGGAATGAAAAAAACAATTGTTTCAATTGGTTTAATTATTGCAGCATTAGGCCCAGTGATTGGTTTAATTGGAACATTAACAGTTGCATTTTCAGCATTAGTAAGTCCAATTGGTTTGGCCGTTGCAGCAATTGTTGGAATAGTTGTGGCATTTGCTTATGTAAGGGAAAATTGGGAAGCATTTAAAGAAAGATTGGGTGATTGGAATTGGATGCGTAATGCATTAATTCAGGTTTTACAATGGTTTATTGAGTTTAATCCAATGCAAATTATTTTGGATGGATTTAATGGGATATTGGAATTTTTTGGAAACAATCCAATCCCAGATCCATTTGAATCAATTTCTGAATCTTTAGAGGGTTTAAAAGTTGAAACAAAGGAATACGAAAATGATTTTGGATCATTTGCTGATGCAATGAAAAAGCAAGCAAAGGAAGTTGCCGATACAATGAAATTGATGAAAAATCCAATGGGGTTAGGTGGTGGAAGTTCAAGTGGATCAAAAAGCAAAGGAAAAGAAGAAACTGGGGGAAGTGGGTTAATTAGTTTGGAAGTTGATACAGGTGGCCCAATTGCAGCAATTAAAAGTGTTTCAGATGAGATATTAAATTCAACCAAAGATACAACCAAAACTTTGGGTGAAACATGGACAGATTTTTGGAATGATTGGGGTGAGGGGATTCAGAATGCGGTTGGTATAGCAAAGATGTTAATGCAATCAATTGGACAATTAGCAAGTTCAGTTGCTAAAAAGGAAACTATCACATTAGAAAATGAAAAGGCAAAGCAACAGGAATTGCATGATGCCGATTATGAACGACAATTAGCGAGAATTGAAAATGGAATTATGGATGAGGAATCCAAACAAATTGCAATTGATGAATTAAACAAAACATTTGCTGATAAAAAAGCAATAATGGATGAGAAAATGGCACAAAAAGAAAAGGCCATTAAAATAAAACAAGCAAAACGAGATAAGGCAATGGGAATTATGAATGCTATTATTAGTGGAGTTGAAGCAGTAATGGGTGCAATTGCAGCATCACCTTTAACGGGTGGGTTGCCATGGAGTGCAATTGTAGGAGGATTAGCAGCAGCAAATGTTGCAACAATAGCATCAACACCAATTCCCGCATTTGCTGATGGTGGAATAGTTAGTGGCCCAACAGTTGGTTTGATGGGTGAATATCCGGGAGCAGGAAGTGGAAATCCGGAAGTAATTGCGCCATTGAATAAACTTCAAGGAATGATGAATGGAGGATCACAACAAGTTGAAGTTACAGGAAAAATAAGTGGAAATGATATTTTATTGATTAGCCAAAAGGCACAATTTAACAGAAAGAGATTCGTATAATATGGCAGGAGTATTAAGGTTTTCATCAACAAACACATCATATAATGGTGAGAATTTCAGGGTTGAAATTTGGGATAAAAATTGGACAGGTGCAGGAAGTGGATTCAAGATGGGTGCAAGTGGCCCAATTATTTCTTATGATACAGATGGTGATAAAAAATTTAGTAAAATAATCACATCAAAATGCACACTTCCATTTTTAGTTGAAGATGCTCAAGATGCAATTTTTATTAATCAATTAAGAAACACATACAATGAGAGAGATGTTTATGTTTATGTTTTCAATTCCTCATCATTACAACCTGTTTGGGCAGGATATATTGTTTTAGATTTAGGAGATGAGGAAGATGTTTATTATCCTTATGAAGTTAAATTAACAGCAATTGATGGATTGTCATTATTAAAAGATATTGATTTTGTTCCAAATATTGCAATTAATTCACCATACACCGAGAGTCAAACATATATATCAGAAAATTTTAGAAAAATAAATTTTTGGCTTAAAGAAATTTTATTAAAGGTTGGGTTGCAAACAACAAATGATTCGCCAATTTATGATGATTATAAAATAAAAACAAGTGTGAATTGGTTTAATGCTTTGCATCCAAGTAATATATTAGATCCTTTAGCACATACAGCAATTTCAACAAGAAATTTTTATAAAGAGGAAAAAGATGAAGATTCAGCAACAATAAAATATAATGCAAAGGATTGTTATGAAGTACTTGAGGAAATATGCAAGGCATGGGGAATGAGATGTATTTATTGGCAGGGTATTGTTCATTTTATACAAATTAGCCAATATACTAATTCAGAAACAGGAACAATTGCATCTCCAATAAATATTAAAGCATTTACCTATGATAAAAATGGAAATTTCATAAGTTCAGCATCAAATTTAGGAGATGAAAATGTTTTATATGATTTAGAATTTGAAAACACTATTGATTTAGGATTGCAAAAATTGAGTGGATCAAATTATGGTTTTTATCCTCCTGTTAAGGAAGTTACAAGTAACCATTTAAGCATTGCAAATCAGAATAATTTTCAATCTTTTCCTTTATTAGCAAACAATGGAGTAACACCAAGTGGCCCTCCATATCTCAATGTTTTTACTGAAACATCATCTTTAGGAGTGTTTACTGATGCTAATAGTTTTGATGGGTTTTTTAATCAAATTATGTTAAAATTCACAAATAATAGTGGATCAACAGAAAGTGTTAAGATGAATTGGACAATTAGAGCAAGGCAAGTTGGAAACGCTACATGGCAAAAAATGCTAAAAGTAAACACATCTGGAAATTTATTTTGGGGAACATTTGTTCCACCATTAGGATTGCAAACATTTAATAGTTTAGTATTCAATTCTGTTATATCATTACAATCAGGAATTTCCACAATTAATATCTTAAATAATGAAATTGGTGGTGGGAATATGCCAACAGACGCGTCATTTACAGGTGATTGGGAATTTGAATATTACACACATACAGTTACATATGATTCACCCGGAAATGTTAAATTATATTGGGGAAATGGTGGGGTTTTATGGAATAATAGCGGGACACTTTATCCAATTGCACCAAATAATTATAATATTGCATATTTAAATATAACAGGAACAACAAGTGCGAATTCTTCAATATTTTCCCCTGTTTATAATGGTGTTATTGGTAATCAATCACAAGCTGTATCATTTACAACAACAAGTAGTTCATATGTAATTGATTTAAAAGATTTGGCATTTGGTGATAATGAGATTGCAACAGCTGGAGCAATGCAAGTTTTCAATGGAACAAATTTTGTTACTACTGATTTTACAGGTGATTGGGGTGTTGGAACAACAAGTGGAAATGATACATTTACAATTTTGTTATGTAAAGAGATAATAAACAATCAACAAAAAGAAAGTTATAAGTTGGGAGCTACATCTGTTTTATCAGTAACAAATAAAACAATTTCAAGTGGCGGACAAAGTGCAATAAAACAAATAAATCCAATTGGAAGAATTAAAGATAAAGATGGGACACCATATGTTTTTTTAAGAGGTGAATTTAATTTATTAACTGATGAATGCAGTGGTGAATGGTTTGAATTTGATTATACTGTTGCAAGTGGAACAACAACAACAACTACTTTAGGTGGTACAAATTCAGGTTTAGTGGTTACCGGAGGGAGTGCAGTGAGCAATGGAACACTTGGATCAATGATAGGGTTGCCAACAACAACAAATCAATTACAAAATGTATTTGCTACATCTTTAAGTTATATTGCACAATCAAGCTCACCAATTACATCAATTGAAGTTACTGAAATGCTAACATCAACATTTAAAACAGGTGATGTTTTGGAATTGTTTGATGTAAAAAAACAAAAAAGATATCAATTAACACTAACAAGTGATTTTGATATTGGTGATACAACAATTTCATTTCAATCATTATCTTTTGATGTTGATATTAATAAAGGATCATTAATTATTTTAAATGATTTAGATTTGGGCGAACAATACCAAAGAAAATCAAAAGGCACAGTTGCAGGTTTTGATGTTGATGCGACATCATTGGAAAAGGGTGGTGTTTCAATTGATGGGTTTTTAGATTCTGATACAATGACAGGTGCATCAGATACAACATTAGCAACATCTGAATCAATAAAAGCATATGTAGATAGTCAGATACACAAACAAGGATTATCAAATTACTCATTATTAAAATGCGAAACAACAACTTTATCATCAGATGTTAATGGTGAAAATTATGCGGTTGTTATAAAATTTGACAGGGTTGAAATTGCATCATCATCAAACAGTATCACACTTCATGGTGCGGAGGGAATTGGGGGTATTGATGACAGCACATATTGTTGGACAATGGGAGGTGATCCTGCAACAGGCGATTTTGAAATGAATTGGAATATTGCAACAGACACATCCGTTGCAAATAACAGAATTTTGAGTGGTGTTAAATTACAGGTTGGAAATATAGTTGGATCAGCAATTGTTTGGAATGATTTAAACCCAACTGATTCTTATATATATGACAGAGGAAATGGGCCGATAAGGAAAGGAAGTACGGCCGCATCTATAATTGTAAGGCCGGAATTGAGTGGATCAAATTTTTACAGATTAATGTTATGGAAAGAAAGATCAACAGCGGGAGGAACAAAAGCAATCACAATTTTAAATGGTTGTCAAATGAGTATTAAACAAATTGATAGTTAAAAAATGGAAAAAGGAGAAATAAAAGACAGTGTTGAATTTTTGGCAGTAAATGCAACAGGGATTGGGCTAAGTTTAGGAAATATTGATGCACAATTAAGAACATTTATTTTATTATGCACCGCTATTTATGGCGTAATTAAAATACTTAAAGGATACAAAGATTTAATGAGAAAACATGGCAAAAAAAAGGAAACTAAATAGCACCAACCCAAAATACAAGAAGAAAGATAAAAATGAAGTTAAGTTTGAAAGAACATTCATTAAAGAAGTGCGAGGTGTTAAAATTTACACCATCAAATACTTATAATGAAACACTTTAAATTAAAGGAATTTCAATGCAAATGTGGATGCAAAACAAATGAGATTAATGCAGATTTTTTGGATATGTTAGTAAGTGCAAGAAAAATTGCAAAAACACCATTTAGAATAACAAGCGGTTACAGATGCACAAAACATCCATTATCCAAAAAGAATCCAACAAGTTCACACATTAAAGGGATTGCAGTTGATATTGCATTTAGCAATGGACAAAATTTGGCAATTATTATGGGTGCATTGGGGGGTGCGGGATTTGAAAGGTTTGGGATAAATTTTGAAAACCATTTCATCCATGTTGATAGTGATAAGGAAAAAAGTTCTCCAAATATTTGGGGGTACTAATTAATTTTATACATTTACAAAATGGGAATATGGGGCAAGATATTCAGCACAGGTGCAACCGAATTAGTTAAGGAAGTTGGGGGTGTAATTGATGATCTAACAACAACAACTGAAGAAAAATTAGTTTTAAAGCAAAAGTTAGAACAGATTATTTTTGATTTTGAAGCGAAAATGCAGGAAGAAGTTTCAGAAAGATGGAAAGCCGACATGAATTCTGATAGTTGGTTAAGCAAAAACATTAGGCCATTAACATTGGCATTTTTAGTGATTGCAACAATCCTTTTAATTTTTATTGATGCAGGATTTATTCAGTTTACAGTTGAAACAAAGTGGGCTGATTTATTGCAGTTGGTTTTGATTACTGTTATTGGTGCTTATTTCGGTGGTAGAAGTTACGAGAAAATAAACAGATAAAAATATGAATAGCAAACATTTGATTTACAAAGATGAAATAAACGATCTTTGGGAAATAGGGCATGGATACACAAAAATTTCTGAAATAATAATTGACAGGCACAACCTTAAAATTTCACCCGATCATTTTAGAAAGACAATAAAACACATTGTAAAATATAATTTGGCAGATAAAGAAATTGTTGAATACAATGTAAAGTTATCCAAGCAAAAACAAAAGGCCCAGGATTTAAACAGAATTTCAAATAAAGCATTTAGAGAACATGCGAGGGTTGAAAATTCATTGGTTGCATACAATGAGGAATTGATTAAACTTTTAAAAACAAACAAATTTAAAATTACATTGCCAAAGAATCCAAAAGAAAAGGGTGCTGCAATGATTGTTCAAATTGCAGATCCGCATTTTAATGAGTTGGTGGATTTAGAACATAATAAATATGATTTTGAAGTTGCATCAAAAAGGTTGCAAAAATTCGCATACTACACAAAGAAATATGCAGAGTTCCATAATGTAAAAAACATATTAGTGGCCATTACAGGCGATTTAATCAATTCTGATAGGAGATTGGATGAGAAACTAAGCATGGCAACAAACAGGGCTAAAGCAACATTTTTAGGGGTGCATTTATTAAAGCATTTCATTGTTGATTTAAGCCAAGTTGCAGAAGTAAGTGTTGCATGTGTTACAGGAAATGAATCAAGGGTAAATGAGGAATTGGGTTGGGTTGATATTGTTGCATCAGATAATTATGATTTCACAATTTTTGAAATGTTAAGGTTATTATTGCCGGATGTAAATTTCATTAGGGGAAACGCATTGGAATTGATTGTTGAAGTTGCAGGGCAAAATGTTTTATTAATCCATGGGCATCAATTGGGTAAAATGGACAGCAACCGAATTGCAAAAGTTGTTGCAAAATGGAGTAGGAAAGGGGTGCAAGTGCATTTTATTATATGTGGCCATCTACATGAAACCATGATCACAGATTTATTTGCAAGAAGTTCATCATTGGTTGGTGCAAATGCGTATAGTGAAAACGCATTGAATTTAAGTTCAAGGGCCGCACAGAACATTTATATTATGTTGGAGGGTGAAAGGCAGGATGTAAGAATTGATTTGCAAGATACAGATGGATTTGAGGGGTACGATATTGACAAGGAATTGTTTGCATACAATACCAAGAGTTTGGACAAAAACAGAAAAAAAAGCACAATTTTTCAAATTATTGTTTAATATTGCAGTCTTAAATACTTGTTTTTAGTTTGGAATTTGCATCACTTTTTGTGGTGCATTTTATTTTTTACATGGTTAAAACAAACTTTTTTTAAAATTTCTTTGTTTTATTTTGCACAATTGTTAAAAAGGTGTATCTTTACACCATCAAACAAACAAAAAAAACAAACAAAATGGAAAACTTAAACTTCAGCAACCAACTTGGAATTACTACAATAATAGAATTAAACAATAAAACTATAGGTTGTATTGAATCAAAAGATGGTAGATTCTTAGTATCAATCAAGAATAAGAAAGGTAATTATGCAGATTTGAATCATGCCAAAAGAGAGATAGCTGAATTGATTAGCGATGAATTAAACACTCAACTTATAGTAACTAACAAATAAACAAGATGAAAAATTTACTAAAATATTTATTGGCACTGGGGGGAATGTATGGATTGCTTTACATTTTATTGGCAACATTAACATTGATTGATTTAATTACATTATAATATGTGGACAGCAAAAGACAAATTCGGAAAAATTGTTCGTTCAAAAATGAGTAATAAAGAAATGCAAAAATTCATTTCAAAAAATAAGGGGTACACATTTAGAAAAGAAAAGCAAAAAGATAATAAAATATTGATTTGTTTAATTGCATTCTCTGTAATTGCATTAATAATTATTTGGCTATGATAAAAGAAAAAATGTACGATCCGGAAAAGGTTGGGAGTTTCAAGATGATGTTTGGATTTGAGCAACCGGGAGTTTATAGGACAAGAAAAGTGAAATCAAATAAAAAAGAAAATAAAAAAAGGAAATCATGAATAAACCAGAATTGACAAAATTTTATAAGTTGCACAACCTAAATCCAACTGATGTTTACAAAGATAAAAGGGGGTTTGTAATTATCACAAAAAGTGGAATTGAAAAGATCCAAAACCAAAACAACATTAAAGTTGCGTTTGAGACTATTGTATGCGATATTGACAATGTAGTATTTAAGGCAGTGAGCATGAGGTTTGATTCGGTTGCTGATGAGTTTGTGCCAATCATTGAAACTTTTGGAAGTGCGAACAAAGAAAATTGCAGAAACACATTTAAAGTTGAGGTTGCAGAAAAAAGGGCATTGGCAAGATGTATAATCAAAACTATGCAATGGACAGATATAATGGGTGAAGATGAGGTGGAAAATCAACCTGTTAAATCATTAAGCGGATTCAAAAAATGAGTGAAATAAAAAGAGAAATTGAGGTTGTTGTTTTGTTGGCATTGGTTAAATGCGTTTCAGAACAATGTGCTGTGTTAAAAGATCAGCATTCCATGAAAGTAAAACAAAAATTCAATCGGTTGCTTAAAGCGGCTAAAATGTATGAAAGGGAGATTGATTTGGTAATGGAAACAACAGGAGATTTTAATATTGAAAATGTTTATGACACAATAATGGAAACAATTAATGAATCAAAAACAATAGTGTATGAGCAAATTTAAAATTAGCCAATCGGCATTGAAAAGTTTTTTTGATCCAACTGTTTGTGAAATCAAATGGGAAGAAATGTATTTAAACGGATATAGAACAAAGCCAAGTGCAGCCATGTTGGATGGTTTGGTTTTTGAACAGCATGTAATTGGTGGATCAAGAGGTGGCGAGGTGTACGAAATACCAAAGGGAAAAACAGGTAAACCATTAAAAAGGGAAACTGATTTGATGGCATTATGTGAAAGATCAATCCAAACAATGAATGATTTGGAAATTGAATTAATTGATGTGCAACCAGAATGGAATGTTGGGGATTTAACGGGCCACCCTGATGCATTGGTGAATTACAAAGGGGAATTGGCAATAATGGATTTAAAATATACGGGAGTTCGTGAGGATGAAAGTTGCCGTTGGAATCCATTTGCATGGGCTGATTTAGAACACAAAGATTTCAGGCAGGCATTGCATTATGTTGAAATGTATTATCAAGAACATGGGGTTTATTTGCCATTTTTTTATTTAGTTTTTGGAAAGAGTGGATGGAGTAAATTTATTTTAATTGATTACAGTGGAAGCGCAATGGATGAATACAGAATGCTATTGGATACATTCAGAGAGGAATTTAAGAAGTTTAAACCAAAACCAATAAACAATTACAGCATTTGCCGAAAGTGTACAGTTTTATGTGATAAGAGAACAAACAAACCAAATATTGAAACAATTAAATTATGAAAAAAATAGTTAAGGAAGCCGCAAGGGTTTCATCAAATTTATGTAAAGCCGACATAAAAAGAGTGTTGGGAAATGATTGCCGAAAGGAACACACAATAAAAGCAAAAAGAATGCTAATTTATTACTTATATAATTTTGTTGAAATTAGCCACAACCAAATGAAATTACATATTAATGGGTTGGATCATGCAACAAGCATTTACCATTGCACACAATTTAATAAAGATCTGGAGGAATCAGATTTTATTGCAATGAAGTTTGCACATTTTATGGGCGAGATGAAAGCGTTTAGTATTTATGGAGAGGAATTTGAGCAAAAGAAAAAAGAGTTGGAAATATTAAAAAGAGAAATAATTACTTCCGTTTGTAATCTTTCCTCACTCATTGCTTGGTAAATTAATGCTTAATGTATTGTTGGCCCAAAATAATAAATCATTCATAAATAAAGTAAATTCCTTAGTTGTTAAGGTTGTTGTGCTTTTAATGGTTTCTGATTCAATACCATTTTCATCAACAACATTTCTTTTTAAAAATTTATATTTTATTAATGTATGCATTTCTTCTTTTGTGTAACCTGTTTCTTTACTTAGTATATCAATCCAAATCCAATAAAGTGAATTTTGTTCCTTTGATCTGTTGGCACTTCTTTCCCTTATTCTTATTTCAATTTCCTTTCCCTCAAATTCCATTAAGGAATCAATGAACAATCTTTTATTATTCAGTTTTAGTTTTCCCCTCAATACTTTTCCAAATTGCTTCATGTGCGGCAATAAAAGTAATAAAAAATGTTATAAAAATAACAATTGGGAAAAAAATTGTGCTAACAATTAATTTTAAAAACTCCTTTGTAATAATTTTAATCATGTTTTACATTGTTTAAATTCCAAATAAACTTTTCTTTATCTTTTGCTTTAATCCTACCAACTATTATGCTTATAATAAGCAATATAATTATAGTTGAAATTAAAACACCTATCACTAAATAAAATATCATTTTGTTAAAAGTTTTAAAAGTTGATTACTTGTATAAATCCTGTCCTCACCACTATAATTTTCATAAATCATTGTGAAATTATCATCTTTCCATGTCCATAAAGATTTCACACCATTTTTAATATGTTGTTTCAATATCCACTTAATTGTTTTATATGTTCTTTCTATGGCCATATGACTATTATTTTTTTATTCATATCTATTTTTTTAAATCAAATCTGTTTATCCTCATCCTTTCTTTTACAATAAAATCAATTGTGTTTGCTGTTACATTGTTTCTACTAACAATTTCTTTTAAAATAAATCCTTTTGTTAAATCTTTCCAAATCTTATTTTTAATTGATTCGGTTAAATCTTTTTTTCTAATTACTTTCTTTCTCATTTTATTCATTGCAATTACATTCATCAATTTCTTCAATGCAAATTACACAAAAATCACATTCTGGGCAAACCATCTCACCTTTATCATTTTCCAAATCAGTTTGGCAATGTTTACATGTTTCAACAAATTCATTGCAGTTTATTGGATTGTTTGCATTTAAACTATCGTGTGTGTCCATCATCAGTTGGTTTTGTTGTGTACGCCTCCCAAAATAGGTAAACAATTAATAGTGTGTAAAGTAATAAAAAATATTTCATTATTTTATAAGTTTTTGTTTATATTCTAAAATTAATTTTGGTTGTTGTTCCATTATTGCCTTAACATGTGGTTGGATAACATGATGATTTCCCAATTCAAAATGATGCCATCCATCCCAAATTTCCGCTTTCATCTTGTTTAACCACTTGCACCATGTTGATGCACTAACAACAAATAATTCAGTATTTCGCACTCCATTCTCAAATGCCAACCTTACTGCATCAAACGGCATGAATGCATATCTTCTTTTCAAATCCTTTGCCAAACTTTGAGCCAACATAACTTTGTTTTGAGGATCATTATCCTTTTGCCCTAAATCTGCAAATGTTTGTGTTAATACATCAACACACATTAATTCCAAATCTTGTTGGTTTATTTCTTTAATTTCCATTTTAAAAAATTTCTAGTTGTATTGTTGGTTTGTAATTACAATTATATCTTTTATTTTCTCCTTTAGGATATTTTAAACTTTTATATTTTAAATCAGATAAAATTTTTCTTTTATCTTTTTTATTTGCTGTTATAAAAACATATCTATTTTTAGGTAAGATATCTACTTTTTTTAATTCTAGCTTTTTAATTATTTCTTTAACATCTGCAACCCATTCAAATTTTAACATAACATCATCAAAAGTATCATCTAAATTTAGTAAATCTTTTAACTTAACCCAATCATCTACTTTAACAAAACTAAATCCTCCATCAGCTCTAAACCAATGAGCAGCAGTATCTTTATATCCAAATATTTTATCAAGTTTTTTAGCAGTCCAGTCTCCTTTATTTTTTCTCATATAATTAGCCATATCAATTCTATTTATTTTATCTTCATTTAACCTCCTTTTAACTAAAGAAACATTTATTTTATTATTTTTCTGATAGTGCCCTATATTCCTAAAATGAAACTCTTTACCATCTTTATCTATATACTGGCTAATATTACTACTCAATCCAGTAAAAATAAAATTAGTAGCCTGATATATATAACCATTGTGAAACATATTATTATCAGAAAATGAGACTATAATTTTAGGCTTAGGTAATTGGCTAATAGCATTACTTACAAAATAACTTAAAGCATTTTTATCTAACCCCTCATTTACAACTAATCTGTTTAACTCTAAAACTATACTTTTATATTTTTCCCCACATATTGATGCAGATAATGTTGAACTTGGAGGCATCCCAAATGTTATAACTCCAACCATAATATTGTTTTTATATAAACCAAATGAGTATGAAATGCTAGGAATTCTTTTTGCATAATGTTTATGCATTAACCATTCATTACATAACTCCTTTTTAATAGATAAAACTTTATATATCTTATTAATTCCCATTGTGCATATTTTTTAACATTTGTTTTGCTTTGTCATGGCTTGATAATCTTTCCATCACTTTTGATTCAATTTGTCCCTTATCCTTTAGCATATTCTCCCAATTCCTAACTGCTGCTTTCCAACACTTCATTTTGTTTTTTCCAACTTTCCAACCATTACTTTCATAATAATCATAAAATTTGTTTGCATTAATTACATTTCCTCTTTCCTCAATGTAATTTGAAATTTCAGAAATTAAAGGTTTTTTAAATCTCCCCTTAGTAGTTTTATTATTAGTTGTATTATTAGTTATTGTATTATTATCTTTATCATTTTCTAAATACCCCCCTTTAATATATTTACTACCCCCTAACGATTTATTAAATACCCTGTTTAATTTTTTAACTACCCTAATTGTTCGGCTTTTTATTTCCCTTCCCTTGTATTCATATTTGATTAAAATAAAACCCTTTTGCTCCAATGAATTTATAATTTGGGAACACCTACCCTTTGAAACTCCAAAGAATTCAGCAAAGTATTTATTTGAAGCCCAACATCCAGTTTCATTGTCTAATGAATCAATTTCAACTAAAAACAATTTCTCAATTAGTTTTAAATCTTTATTGAGCCAAACCTCTTTTGGAATCCATATTCCTTTAAAATCTCTTTCCATATTATTTAAATAAATTATTTTCAATTTTACTCAATCTTTCTTTTGTAATTTTAAATGCTGTTTTTGATATATCGCATCCCATATATTTAAACCCCAACTTACTTGCAACTGCCAAAGTTGTGCCGCTACCCATGAATGCATCAAAAATTAACTCATCAACTGCTGTTGTTTTTATTATGTTGCCAATAACTTTTTCAGGTATTTGATTTGTGTAATTTTCTTTTTCTTTGCTAACATTTTTAATTAAATTAATATTCCACCAATCATATAATTTAACTTCTGAATTTACTCTTATATCATTTGGATTCTTTGGTTTTTGCTTTACTTTATTAAAATCTGGTTTGCAATTAAACCATGCAATTGTTCTGTGCTGTTTTCCCATATTACTGTTGTAAACCCATTGAACACATTTTGTTGGAACTCCCATTGATGGGACAACATATTTAATAATGTCCTCAATATAATGAATAACAACTAATTTAAAACCTTTAAAGTTTTCAAATAATTTTAAATAATCATTTTCTGAAACCTTATCATTGTAAGTATCATACTTCCAACCTACATTGTAAGGAGGATCAATTATTATCAAACTGTTTTCCTTATCAATTGTTTTTATAATATCCCTAAAATCTTTGTTGTAAATCATTCAAATAATGTTGTTTGCCCTGTACCACCAAAAATTATCGTTTGTTGCTCTAATGCGTTTAAAACATCAACCTGTGCTTTTATTCTTTCTTTTAATGAAATAATATAATCATTCATTTCCTCAATGTTTGTTGCAATAAAATAACCATTTGATGTTGAGCAAAGCCCGGGCAATAAATTGTTAATCCTAATATGATTTATTATTTTTCTCAATCTTGGGCCACTCAATCCCATTGCATCACAAATTTTTGCTCCTGTTATTGCCATATCTTTACCTTGTTTACCTTTTAATCCTTTTATTATACCTTGTACCATTTGCAACTCATCATTGCTTAAATCGGATGTAATCGTTTCAAATCCTTTTATCATTGTTTTGTGGTATTTTGGGGTTTTTACACCCCATGATTATTATTTTTTTAAATATTTCGTTCTTAATTCGTTTGAAAAGTTGTCTATTTTCCATAGTAATTTTACTAAGAAATGACTATGACTATAACCCCTGTTAAAAGTTAATTCGTTTGCATAATCTCCGAACTTAGCAGAAATGTTGTTGTCAATATAGATAAGTAAATTTTTCATTTTGTTTGTTTAGTTTTATGGGGGTTTTTACACCCCATGATTATTATTATAAGTTTCTAAAATCTGATTCATATTTTGTTAGATTTGACAAATCAATGTATTGCCCCACCATTAAATCTAAACATCTGTCTGCATAAAAAAACTGATTCCATGTCTTTCCTATTGTGAAATCATGTGTAGAATTACAAATAAAACTTAATTGTCCATTTGTGAATCCTTTATGTCCTCTATCTGTTAATGCTTGTGCCAACTTTGTTTCTAATGCTGATAAATTTGTCATGTCTTTTCTTTTAATTATTATACTGCAAATATATATGTTTTCCACAATTGTGCAAAGCAAATCAATAAAACTTTCAAAAAACTTTACTCAACCCATGTAAATCACCAAAAAAAACTTTAAAAATTGCCATTTATTACCGCAAATTATCGGCTTTTTAGCATAAAAAAAATGTGAAAAATGCGTTTTTTTGGCCTACTTAACCGAATTGTTGCATTTTATTAAATAATTAAAACGGCAAATCATCAGATTCAACAACCTCTTGGGTTTCTCCAACAACCTCAATTTTCCATGCATCAATTGAATGGAAATATCTTCCTTTCCACTCCCTTGAATAAACATTGGCTTCAACTTCCAAATGTTGCCCCTCTGAAAATTGTTTTAATCCATCAACCTTTTCCTTTCCAAAAACACATAAGCAAATCTCTGGATTATAATCATCACCTGTATTTAAAACAAATTCCTGTTTCATCCATTCCTTTCCTGCCTTTGATGTTCCTTTTTGAACTTCTAAAAACTTTACCAACTTACCTTTTAATATCATTTTTTACTTTTTTAAATTAATTATTTCTCTTTTTAATATTTCCAACTCTTTTTTCTTTTGCTCAAATTCCTCTCCATAAATACTAAACGCTTTCATCTCGCCCATAAAATGT